TACCCGAGCTTCGTCTGCTTGATCCGGTAGTTGCCCCTCGGGCGCGAGGCACGCACCTCTTCGAGCGTTCGCTTCGCAGTTTCGAGCGTCTTGTACGTGCCCAGCCGCTCGACCCGCTCCCCGAGCTGGCCGCGCTTCTTCGCCCGCTCGAAGTATCGGATGTCGCGCTTGTGGTAGCGCACCATCACCGTGCGCCAGTAGAGCTGCCGCATGATGTCGTGCAGGTTGCGATAGTCGCTGCGCTTCTGTCCTGGCCGGCGATGCGTGGAGAGCGGCACGTCGTAGCGCAGGTCGGAGAGCTGCACGAGATCCTCGTTGTGCACCCGCCAGCGCCGCTGCGACTCGGCCACCAGGCTCACGATCGGGGTGCCGATGAGCTTGCCCCACTCGCCGAACTTGTTGGTGAGTGCATGGCCGATCGTGCGGAAGAACTCCGTCACCGTCTTCGAGTTGATCTTCGGCGGAGTGATCCCCCGAGCTGCTTCCTGTGCGCGCAGGTAGGTGTCGCCACCCGTGTTGGTCACACCACCCACGGCGAACTCACTCAGCTCGTCGGCCGTCATCAGTGCGTCCTTGCCCTCGGTGGTCTCGATCTTCCGGACCAGCTCGTTCACCTCGTCGAGCGTCTCCTGCGACTTCTTCGGACCCGGCTTGCTGCGATCGGCCTTGATCGCGTCATCCTTCGTCTCGACCGGGCTCTTCGGCTCGGCCATCTTCGCTTCGCGGTCGAGGATGCGCTTTGTCCACCGCTCGATCGGAGTGTTGCCGCCGGAGATTGCCATTGGGCGGGGCTTGCTCTTGCCCCGACCGCCGGAACCGCCCCGTCCGGCTGGCGCAAGGAAGCCCTTCCGCCCAATGGGTATCAGGAATGCCGACGCGATTACGGGGACAGCACCTTCAGTCTCCTCGCCATTCGCTGCCCACGCGAGCGCGCCCGCAGTACCGAGGGCCAGTAGCGGGAGCTGCCAGAGTGTCGGGCTGTCGTCGCTGCCCGAGCCCTTGCGTAGATCCTCCTGGCGCTTCTTGGCCTCGTTCTGCTGCTCGAACCACTTCTCCAGATCACGGCGCGCCTTGAAATCCGCCTCACTCTCACCCTCCAGACGCTTGGGCTCCGCTCGAACAGTGGTCTCGTTGGGCTTCACCGCCCGCGCATCGTTCAGCACCGCTTGGATGGGCTTCTTCGATAGCTCGGGCTTCACCTGGCCGATCCCGCCCTCCGGCGGATCTTTCCCCTCGGGGGGCTTCGCCACGGTGCCGTCGTCCTTCTGGACGATCTCGCCGCGCTTGGCCTGGCGCTTCAGGTAGGACGCATAGCCAGAGTCGATGAAGTCCGGGCGGGCGGCCGAGTACCTCCGCAGACTCGTTCCGCCCCGCTGCCCGAACACGTCCATCTCGGTGAGCGCCCTCGGCTTCCGGACTTCCTTCCAGGCGGCGCGGTTCTCCTTGAGCTGCGCCCGCTGGAAGATGAGGTTCCGGGCTGCGGCGCGCATCGCCTTCGCCTTGCTCCAGAGCTTGTATCGAGCATCACCCCGAGGTGGCCTGGCCTGGTTGGCGAACACCCTGGCCCTGGCCTCGGTGTCTGCGATCTCGCGCTCCAGTGCCCGGATCTCTTTGTTGTACTCGGCCAGCGTCTTCCCCTCCTTGGGAGCGCCGAACTGCTTCCGGGCAGCCGTCTGGGTGTTGGTCTTGGGCACCGCGTCTGGGACAACTCGCGGTTTCAGCCTGGCGCGCTGCTCGGGGGTCTTCGGGGCTTGTGGCGTTTTGCCCTTTCCTGTAACCTTCGGTGTAGCAGAAGGTTGGCCCGCCGCCGAAGCAGGGGTCTGACCTCCTTTCCTTCGAGACTGCAAGCCTGCGACCGCTGCCTCGGCGGGGGTTTCACGTGAAACATCGATCGGGACGATCGGAGCCTGGCGACCGCCTCCGCCACCCTCGTCTGCGTCTGGTCCACCTGGCCGCCTACGTACCTCCACAGGAGAGACCGCTCGATCGGCCTGGCGCTGCTTGTCCCTGGCTTTCCGCATGGCCGTCTTGGACGGCTTGCGCTCCTGCACGATGCGCGTCTGCGGCTCTGCCCGAGTGACCGTCTCCTGGCGTCCACCCGTTTGGGGTGCCTCGATCGAGTACATGGTGCGCTTCTGCCGGGGCTGACCGGGCTTGCGGCTCGTCGTCGTGATGCTCCGGCGGAGCTTGAACTCGGCGTTCGGGTTCAGCTCTTCGAGGCGCTCCAGCGCCTTGCGAGCGCGGTTCTTGTTGCTGTAGAGCTTCGAGAGCAACCCCTCGGGATCGTTCAGAGCCCTGGGGAACTCCTTCCCCTCCGTCTTCTCGGGAGTCTTCTTCCGCACCGCTGCCTGGCGCTTGCGTCCGGTGACCGTGGGCTCTGCCTCGGGCTCGCGCCTGGGTTCGGAGACAGGCCCACCGCGTCGTTCTTGGAGGATCCGGAACCGCCGTGTGCCGTTCTCCTCCACCGTGGGAACGATCCGGACGTTCTCTCCCTTCAGTCGCCGCTCCTCCAGGCGGTTCTGGAGTGCTTCCCGCGTCCTGGCCGGCCCAGAGACATATCGACCTCCCGGCCCCGGTAAGCGTCGATCCTCGTGGGCCAGCTCAGGACGAACGTCTTCCGCTCGGGTCGCAGGCTCACCTCGTCCACGGGGCGTTGCAGTGTCTTCTCCCTCCGTGAACCGGGGCTGCATGCCCTCCTGTAGCTCACGCGCCTGCGCCTCTCGCGCTGGACGCGAAAGGTCGGCCTCCATTGCCTCGACTTCCCGTTGCGCTTGCTCAGCGCCCGCAGAGCGCCTCAACCTCGCACGGCCCACCCGCTGCTCGACCACCTCGGCGATGTCCCCTGCGAACTCGGGATCACGCTGGAAGGCTTCTTCCAGACGCCGCCGGCTCATGTAGAGCGCGTCTCGGGACTCGGGGGAGAGCTTCTCGCGCTGCGCCTCGTAGACCTTCCGGTCTCCTGGCGAGAGCTGCTTGAGCCGGTAGGCGGTCTCGTTATAGACGCCCAGGCCGGCCTCCCTGGCGGCTTCGAGCTGCGCTGCCTGCCACTTCTCGCCGAGGATCTCCTCGGTCGGCACTGGCTTCCGCACGATGCGCCCAGCCTGCTTCAGAGACACCCCGGTCCCAGCCGCCAGAGCTTCGGGAGTGATCTCGATACGCACTCCAGGCGTCTCCAGAAGCGGCGTCATCAGGTTCTCGTAGGTGCTCCGGGCAACCGAGCGAATGTAGTCGGGCTCCTTGCCGGTTGGCTGCCCCGGGCGAGGGGGCTCACTCAGACCGATGCCGTACTCGCGGATGATCTCTTCACTGATCCGCAACGACTCCTCAACCTGCGCCTTGCTAAAGGGCTTCGCCGGTCCTGGGTACAGGACCGCCATCGTATTGCCGAGGGTGAAGCCGACGATCTCAGTGGCGATCTTCTCCAGACCCTCCTTCGAGAACGGACTGATCCCTTCCTGCACCGACCCGAAGGTGCCGAAGGCCCCACCGAGGGCGATGTCGCTGGCGAGCCGTCGAGCGGTCTCCCCCAGCTCCGTGTTCAGCAACCGCTGGATCGAGCTGATAGCGATTTTCGAGGTGAGCGCACCCGCCGGCACCGCGACCGACGAGAACAGCACGTTCGTCCCGTAGTCCCTGGGGGTCAGCTCGACACCCGCCTGGCGCGCTTCGGCCCGCTGCATAGCCAGGCTCGCCATCGTGAGGAGCCCCATGTCGGCGAGTACCTTGGTGAACCCCTTGGCCGTCATCGCCTTGCCGACAACGCCCACCGGGTAGACGAACGAAGACGCGAACTCTCCACCGTGCTGGGCGATGCGTTCGAGCATGTTGGCTTCGATGAGGATGTTCCGAGCTTCGAGCTGCGGGACGATCGAGAGCCGGGGAAGCTCCACGTCTTCCAGCTCTCGGAGCCCCTCGGGGGTCTCGATGTCGAAGTCCCCCTGGAGCACGTTGCCGATCGTCTGCCCTGCGGTGCCGAACAGGCGAGCGAGGTTGTTCCCCAGCGCGGAGAACTCCTCCATCACCGACATCGGCATGTCCCCGATCCCCTCCGCTACGCCCGCCCCCAACCGCAACACGGGCTGAACGAACGGCTGGAGTGCTCGGGGGATCGGGGACTGTGCCATCTGCTGCTCGCGTCGGGTAGCGGGAGCTGCGGACTCGGTGGTGTCACCCAGGGATTTGGTCCGTAGATAGCGGGCCAGCTCTTCGGTCGAGAGCTTCTGGAGCTGGCGGGTGCTCAACTCGGGCATGGACTACCTCCCTGGCCGCGCTGCGGCTGCACCACTCTTTGCCAGTACCCCCGCGATCGAATTCACCAGCGAGGAAAGGTCTTGCTTCGCCTTCTTCCCGGCCTGGCCTCGAACGAAGTCCTCGACCATCTTGCGGGTCTCATCGGTCAACATCCCGCGCATGGCGAGCGCAGTCCACAGCTCGGTCTTCAACTCGTCGCGCTGGCTCGTCTTCATGCCGCCGAGTGCACCGAACTCGTACTTCTCGTCGATCTGTGCGAAGTCCTCTTCGATGATCGCAGCGGGGTTGGTGTACCCTTCGCCCGTGCGTGGAGGTAGGTTCTGCGCCATGTCCGCGTTTGGCGTTTGCGCCTGCGGCTCAACGAAGTCTGGTTCTTCAGAGGGGGGCACCCCCTCACTTCCCGCCCCATCATCATCACCAGCAGGAGTGCCCCCACCCGTGAGCGAGTCCCAGGCCCGACGCCACATGCCTGGCTTCTTCGGATCCAAGAAGCCAGATCCCTCTATCTTCTTCCGAATGACCTCGCCGTCAATCTCATCCCGCGATGCGCCCTCGAACTGGTCGGCAATGTCGCCGATAACGCCTTCCCAACGCAGCCGTTGCTTGTCGTCCTTCCACTGGATCTTGTTGTCGTTCCCCACCGTGAACAGGTCGGGCCGAGCCTGGACGATTGCGCGGAAGCTGCGGTCGGTGATGTAGTCGCGCAGCTCGCGAGTGTTCATCGACGTGCGCTTGCGGGTACGAGATTCGATGATCGATGTAGCCATCGTCTTGTCGTAGACCGCTTCGGGATCCGGGAACGCTGCCTGTGCGTCCTGTAGCGAGATGTTCGGGTCTGCGGCCATGAGCCACTGGGCCATCTGCGCGCTGGTGTATTTCGTGGTCCGCTCTGTCGTCAGATCCCCGCTTGCTTGGGCGCGATACCTCGCTGCCTCGGTCTGCGATTGCTGCTGTTGCAGTTGGAGCCTGTTCAGCTCCATTTGCCGCTCGAACTGTAGCTTGTTCTGTTCGACCAACCTGCGCCACTCCTGCGTCTCCCTACGAAGCGAGAGGGCCTCGCGGAATGACGGAATGTCCATGAACAGGTCGGCGCGGTCCTGTGCACCAATGGCAATATCAGGATCCGCTACCCGCTCGAACGCAGCGCGGAATTGTGGTGTCAGGCGTCGGCCGCGAATGAGCATGTCTTGCTCAATCTTCTGGCGCTGCGTGGTGCGGAATTCCTCTTCGATCTGGCGCGTCCGCTGGCGCTGCCCCAGCTCGAATCCTCGTGCGTACAGTTCGGCAAGGCTAGGCATGGTTCACCTCACGCCCGGTCGTAGTTCGAGAAGAGGTCGCTCGTGTCTCCAAGCTCCTCGTCGTTGTTCAAGTCGAACAGGTCACGGAGCTGCTGCTCGCGTGTCCTCGATGTCCGCGAACCGCCCTGGCGGATCCCCTCCATCAGTGCGAGGAACCCACCCGTCTCGCCCAGCGCGCCACCAAAGGCTTCCGAGTATCCCGGAGCTGCTTCCGTCGCTGCGATCTGGAACTTCGCCGAAGCGATGTCGCGCTCCAAGCCTCGTCGCTCGGACGCGCCTTGCGCTTGGACCGGGGCGATCGCCCCGGCAATCTCCCCGGCTGCGATGTTCGAGTCCAACATCCCACGGTCGGCAAGACCGCGAATGGTTCGGTCCACGACTCCTCGCATGAGACCGCCCTCGGCTTCGCTCGGGCCGAAGCTCAAGGTTGCCATGCGATCTTCCAGGGGACGCAATGCCTCGCGCTGCAAGCCCGCCATCTCCCGGCGGCGCTTGCGCTCACCGTAGATCGACAGCAGTGAGCCGAGGAGGTTCGCGCCAACGGAGAGGCCGGTCATCGGGGTGAAGCCCCAGTTCCCGAACTTGGCGCCTACGTTACCCCAGAACTCTTTGTTTTTATCGATACCTTGCTGGTAGTCGTACTCCTGTTCTCCGGGCATCACTATTCACCCCTTTGCATCGCCTCGACGAAATGGTTGAAGATTTCCGGGCGGCCATTATCCTTCTCGTATGTCCCAATGAATCGCACGTCGAGGTATCGGCCCTTGAAGTGTGCCGGAAGGTTAGTGTCGATCGCGTCCCTCTCGACCGTGTTCATCACGAACTCGGCACTCAACGACGGCTGGCCGTCCACCATCAACTCGATCCGCATGTCGTTGCCCTTGGTGTTCGCCTCGACTCGGAACTGATAAAACTGACCCTCCAATCCATCGGCGGCGGCATACCAACGGAACCCGCACGTGTACGGGATGGTCTGCTCGGTCCTGGCATCGACGAGGGTGCCACCGATGTCTGTCAGTACCATCAGCTCGTCGGTGAGCCCCTCTTCGATGTAGTAGGCGTAGCCAGTGGTCGCAGCCTCGATGCCAAGCAGTCGTCCTTCGCGTCCGAGCCAGACGATTTCTCGCAGCGCCCTGCCACCGTCGATTGCCCACTGCGGACGTTCTCCTCCCTCGTGTGCCAGAGCGAGGTTGTAGTTCCAGGGAACAATCCGCCCCGGCTCTTCGGTGCGGTTCACCTTTGGCTCGGCGCTCACCGGATAGTTGAGGTAGTACGCGCCCCGCCCGTAGCTCGCCGTCACGTTTGCCGGGAACCGCGAGTCGAACGAGTTGTAGTAACCAACGTAGTCGTCCTTGTGGAAGACCGGGCGTACCTCGTCGCTGATCTCCTCGACCGTTGCGCCGTTGAATAGGCGCGGGATGTTATCGGACCCGAGGAAGCGAATGCCGCGCTCGGTCTCAACGATGGAGTCCCTGGCCGCGCAACCCACCTTGGAATAGACGCGCTTCATAATGGGCGGCGGACCATCCTCGAAGACATAGATGCCAAGGTTCGTGAAGACGAAGACCTTCGCGCCAATCTCCGACAGACCCATCCCGATCTCGGAGCCGCGACCAATGCGGACGTAATCCTCCATCGAGCCGAGCTGCTTGCCATTGCCCCAGAAGAAGTACGACGAATCCACCTTCTTCTCGGTGATGCGTGTGTTGTCCTCCAACTGGCCTGGCTGGTAGCCACTCGCCATGTGGGACTTCACGGGTCGGCGCTCATCGAGCCCGAGCATGCTTTCCCGATACACCACGTCAGGCGCAGCAATCCCAAAGGGAATACCATTGACGATGATTATGTCCTTGAGCCTCGGCGGGTGCCCATTGTCGCGCTCCCATAGGGGCGCATTCGGCCGTCGTTCCCGATCTTCCTCCCGGTAACGATGCGAACCCACCCCATCACCTACGGCACCATCTGGGTGTTCGTAGTTCTCGTATACCGAATCGAACAGCTTGTAGTCGCTGGCCGTCTCCTGGGCGCTCAACTCCTTCTGGTACTGCACGTAGATGTTGATTCGGATGGGGTTCTCGTCGGTCACGTCTCGCCAATCACTTCGCATGTGCGACCAGTCGATCCCGAGCGTGTTGGCCGCACCCGTCAGCGCGTAGGAACCAGGCAAACTACAATTCGAGAGATGCCCCCACTTGTCCACAAGGCAAATCCGGAACCGATACAGCCCTTGCTCCAGAGGACCGGAACCACCGCCAGCAATCTCCACAATCTCGGGTGCTGGCGACGCCGGCTTCGGCCACCGCAGCCCAAGCTCGGTCCATTCGTACTGCGAGCGCGCAAGATGCTCCTGCTCCTTCAGCGGCTTCCGCCGTAGGTGCCGTGGACGGCTCGACTCGTCGGCAACCACCACCTCGGTTCCGTGGATTGCGAACTTTGCCTGTGTCGTAGAGCTTCGGAGCTGATCTGCACCATTCGCCGCCGTGACCGCCGGGTCAGACTTGTTGAGGTACAAGCGGTCCTTGGCCTTGAAGACGTAGTGTAGCCGCTGCGGGATCATCTCGACTCCAGCCTGTTTTTTCTCCCGCAGCGATACGCTCATAATCCAAAACGTCGCCGCCGTCACAACATTGGAGGCATTGATAACAAAGTTCCCAAGCGTTGCGTTCGAGCGCAGCGTGTACTCGTGGTAGCCCGCTTCTGTAGACATGGCTGGCCCAGTAGCAAACCCCGTGACGTTCAATGTCTCGTTCGAGGGTGTGCCCGAGAGTGCCTGCCGGTAGATGTAGTAACCGAAAATGTAATCCGTGTTCGGCTTGATCGTCTGCCGGAAGAGCGCAGAATTCTGCGTCAACGTATCGGTGCCCGGAGGTGCAAGATCGGCGTACTGTACATAGGCCCGGTATCGGGAGTTCGTAGTAACGATTGTAAAGGCACCGCCACCTCCAACCGTCCAGCCCGCAATGCCATCCTCCCTGCGGAAGTTGTTGTCCCGCAGCACCTCCGGGGTATCAGTCTCGATGCGCTGGTCGTAGTACGGCATGATCCCATGCGTATCACCAGGCCGGAACGGGTCGATGGTCTCCGCATAGTCCGCCGCCGTCCCGAACTGCTCATCCGGATACACCAACGACACAGATTCGCGCCCGAGGCGTGGTGTCAGGGAGCCGTCAATGGCTATACGCATGCCGTCTGCGATGACCAGGCTGCCGGTCTTCGACGGATCGGTTCCGAGGTCCAGCCCCCGAAACCCAAGCAGTTTATCCTTCTTGACTTCCGCCATCAGGGAGCTGCACCTCCATCGATGTTAGCGGCCGTCAGGCTCGTGGGCACTGGCCCACCAGCGTCGTAGATCGGGTACAGGAAACTGGCCCCGGTCAGGGCTGCTGTGACGTATCCACGGATGTAGTTGTGGTGGACGTAGGTGTTCGCAAACGATGTCGAGGCACCGTTCTGTTCGATCCCGTAGGCGGGCAGAAGACCCACCGTGTCCGACCGGATGTTGTTGTTGATGATGAGGAAGTCCTGCGTCCCATCCGTGTTGGCTCCCGAGAGCGCCTCGACCGTGATCCCGGAATGTCCGTTCGTCAGCGCCCGGCTGGGGTTATGGATCAAGTTCTCGGACACCAGCCCGCGCTTCAGTAGCGCAGCATTCGTCGCCAGGAGCAACGCATCCTCCTGGGCGTCATTGAGGCGGTTCCGCGAAACCACCACGTCCGAGACCTCTGAGGTAACATTCATGCGAATGCAGAACACGTCGTCGCCAGAATCCGCCGTCACCACGTTGTCGGTAATCGTGATTTTGCTGACGGCGCTTGTGGCGTTCGTGAAGTCGATTGAGCCCGAGAAGACCTGATTCTTGGCAACGATTGCTTCGGCTACGCGGGTCAGCTCGATGTTCCCACGGGTCAGCCGGTTGTTTATGATCGTCAAGTCCCGGTCGCTAGACCCAGCCCCGGTGATCTCGATGTTCCTGTTCGTACCGGCAAGCCAATTCTCGGCGACCGTAACGCCTTGGCTAGATGATACGGCCAGCTCGCCGTTGGAAAGAATGTTCCCCTGTACCGTGGCGTTCACCACGTCAGCCATTTGAATATCGCCAACAAACAGGGAGCAATCCTTCAGCCACACACGGTTAGTGGCGTTGGAATTGGCAAAGTTGAAGCCAGTGCTGTTGGTCTTGACGTTGTAGATGCGAATATCGAGGTAGTCGCCAGTACCAGTAAACCCGATCTCGTCAAGGCCAACGACCGAATTCATGCTCGTTTGCAGATCCGCGAGCATGATATTGGTCAGCGCCAACGGGGCCGTGAGGCCGTGGAAGTACATGAGGCCCTTGCCGGTAGAACCTGCGCGCAGTTGCAGTATTGTGTTGGGCGTACCGATGAACGCGGTGTTCGGCACGTTCCACGGCAAGCAGTGGGTTGCGTACAGTCCGGCGAGCGCAGCGTATTCCTCGAACTCGTAGGTTTCGCTGGGGAAGAACACGATGCCGCCGCCATCGACTCGCAACTCGTCCTCGATGGTCTTCCACACGGATGTATTGAACTGAGCAACAGCCTGCGTCTTGCCGGACCCAGGCACGCCGCCGTAGTGCTCGAAGTTCTTGGCCGTGTAGGCGTGGGTGCGAATGTCCCGGAGACACTCTTCCACGTCGCGGTCGGTTGCCGGCGTGATCTTGGAGAACGGGCTGCTTCCTGTGGCCCCCAAATAATGCGCGACCGGAGCATCCAGCACCGGCACGTGCTCGGAACTCACCGGATTGAGGGGCACCACTGCACCAGTCGAGCTGGTCCGGGTGGTGCCGGTTCCTGTACCAGCGCCAGCCGTTTCCCAGAGGATGTCCTCCTGGCCGAGCTGTTCTTTCGTAATGTCCGCCACTTCATCCACCTCCACCCAGTAGAGCTACGACCAGTACCCCTTCTTCGGCCAGCCGATACTGATGTTCCCAAGCCCCGGCACGCTCATGTCCGGGGAGAACGGCAGGAATGAGCGGGACGATACCCGGCTCGTCTTCTGCCCGAGCTTGTGCACGATCCACGGAAGCGGCGTGTGTGCTCGCTGCCGTCCCTTCTCGACTTCATCGTTGAACTTGTCGCGATAGAAGCTCGCCAGCAACTTGTTATGGTGCTCGTGCTCCTCCTCGTAGGTGTGCCAGAGTGCGTACCAGAGACCCGCCTTCTCATAGGCGTTCTTGATCGGCACCTCGGAGTCAGTGTTGTCCATCTCGGCGATCTTCCGCGTGCCCCAGACCGTGCACTGCTTCACCCGAGACTGGTTGAACTTACCCACCTCGCCGTACTCCGACGAGAACGGACCACCCAGATCAGAACCCTCCACCCGCACGACCACCCCGTACTCGGCGCTGTAGGTCGCATTCGTTCCGTCCTCGACCCAGCGCACCAGCGCGCCGTACTCGCCAGTCTGGTTGATTGACTGCGTAGAAGTGGCCGTGGGCTCCGGGTACACCCGGAACTCGTTGTGGGCCACCCCCTGCGTCGTCCAGTCGAACGGATGTGGCCCCGTGCGGGTCTCCCACTTCGCATCCAGGGCGACCAACTCCTGCACGGTTCGGGGACGCATCGTGTAGTCGTCGAATGCGATCCTCTGCACCCGCACGTTGATCTCCGGTAGATCGTAGGTGTGTGTGCCTGCGACCACCGGAACGTCCTGCCGATACCATTCGTCCTCGACCGTGCGGCGAAACTGCCGGCAGCCCTCGTTCATCAGATCGATCGCACGGTCACGGTCGAACTCGCGAGGGTTGTCCGGATTGTCGCCGACGATGAAAAAGAACCGTTGCAGCAGGTCGTCGAGCGTCATCACGGCGTTTCGTCCTCATCGAAGTCGTTCTGGATGCCCTGTGCCGCCTCGGCCAGCTCGGCCTGGAGCTGCGTCCGCAACTCTCCCTCGCGCTGCTGGCTCAAGTCCTGCACGCGCTTGTTCACCATCGCATCTCGAATGGTTCTTTTGATGGCACCGGGCAGTCGGTCGGTCCCGAAGAACGCCTCCAACTTCGGGCGCAGCGCATCGTTTGGGAACCGCAACGTGATCTCGAACATCTCTCCTCCTCAATCGTCCACGAGGTACAGATCGAAGCTGCCACTGATGAACGTGTTGCTTGTGTCTACATCTGCCCGCAGCCAAATGTCTGCCGGCCCCACCACTTCGAGGTACGGGTTGAAAGGGCGCGTCTTCGCTGTCGTGCCGGTCGAAACCAAGCCAATGTTTTCCTTCTGTTTCCTGACGCCTGTTCCGACGTTGATCGCGTCCTGCACCCACAACTGAATATCTACAGTCACGCCAGACGGCGACCCGCCGTTGATGGCGGAATGGAACTGGGTGATGTATGCCTTCGTGTTGATCGGCACCGTCCAGCAAGCGAAGTTGGTCTGGCTCTTTGTCGGAGAGATGATAAGCCTCGTGGCACCACCGCCCGACACGCGGATCGTCAGCGTCCCGACGTTGCTATTGGTGTTGCCGGCAGTCGCTACGAACGCCCGATACACGCGCCGCCACGTACCACTGATGGCCGCTGCAAGCGTGCCTGTAACCGTAACCGTCTGGCTCTGGTATGCGTAGGAGTTGTCGATTCCCTGCACTGTCACCGTGCGAGCCCCGGTGCCTGCCGCAACGTCGCTGCCGCTGTCGGAAATGATCTCCAGGCTCTCGGCGCTCGTGGGAAACGCGCAGTCCCCACCCTGCTCGATAACGTCCTCGTCGGTTCCCGAATCAATGTCCGCGTTGTACCCGTACTTCAGCACGTAGCTGTGGCCTGCGACGAGACCGCGAGAGACTGCGAGCGCGAAATCATAAGGATTCTGGTAGCTCATATGATGTACCACCCCGTCCCGTCCGTGTAGACCGTGCGCGAGTCGTAGTCCACGATAATGTCGTGTGTCGCTGCGCCATCAATCGTTTCAGCCCCATTCCCATCAATCGTGATCTTGTTTGTGCTCGCTGCCCCACCCTCGTCCTTCACTGTGTAGACGGTGCCGCTTGCCACTGTTGCTGCCGCCGGGAGCGTGATCGTCACGGTCCCGCCCGAGCTGTCAACGCCAATGATTTCGTCTGAAGTTGTTGCAGTGTAGCCGGCGCTTTTGGCTACGTAGGCTTTGCGGCGACCGCCGCGTGTCCGCAGTCTTCCGGAGCCCACGTCAACGGTTTCCGTAGGCGCACCAGCCAACGCCACGCCGAGCTGCGAATCCGCATACAAGATGCCGTCTACTTCCATCACGCCTCGCACGAGCGCCTGGCCGCTCGTGGTAAGGAAGTTGAGGTGCGTAGATACGACCGTCGAGGGGTCTTGGTTGTCTGCCGTGTCAACGATCAGGTTGCTGGACCCGACCATGACAGCACCATTGCTGCTTCGCAGCCCCACGCGACGGTTAGCCGCAACAAATGTTCCTGGGATGGCGAGAACTCCAACGGATCGCGCTGCTGTCGCTGCCGGTGTGTTCGAGACTTGGAGACCGATCGTACCACCAGTGTGTCCGATGCCAGAACGCGCCGACGCCTTGAAGGCCACGCAGTCTGCGGTGCCGTTGTTCAGCGCCAGGCCATAGACGCTCACCACGGGGGTCGTTGCAGCTCCAGTGCACTCCGACTTGAAATGATACCAGCCTTCGCTGGGCTGGTTCGGATGTGCGCTGGTCGCGACCGCGCTCCAGGGTTCGAGAAGGCCAACGGTCGAGATTTGTGTCGCTGCGTCACCAGTAAACCGCCAGCGCGCAAGCAGCGGGATGTCGAGCGAGAAGATCGTTGCGGTTGTCGTGTAGTTCGCCGCCACGTCTACGGGGAGCATCAGGTTGTTTCCGAGACCCGCGCCATTGTTGTAGTTGTAGTCATAGTCGAGCTGGAAGCCTCGATACACAGCCCCGGCGAGCGATGCGGTTGCGGCTATATTGTGCCGCAGGAAGTGCACTGGCACCGTGTCGTCGCTGTACGTCTGCAAGCGCCCGACACCTACAGATGGCACCACGTTGATCCCGGCGATCATGTTGACCGTATCGGTATCGATGAGTTGCGATACTCCAGCCGCGTCCCAGTTGGTGAAGTCACCGTAGTGGTTCATGTCGTGGGTTGCGCCACTGATGGTGGTAACGGTATTCACCCCATCGTCGAGGCTCAACAGCGGCCCAGCGGAGTAGTTGTTCCACACGGTCCCGCTGAAATAGCCGTCTTTCCACCGCTGCGCTGGCTCGCCGATGTTGTGGGTATTGTCGTTGCGCGGTGCCAACGTCCCGAGGAAGTACGCCCAGACCGGGGCGGCAGTGCCGCTTGCACCCACCTGGAGGTCCAGGGAGCCCGCGACACCATTGTTGAAGATGAGAGCGTCGGCCCCCCCGAAACTGTCGTATCGCATGACCGACTGCGTAGTCGTCGCGTTCTTGACTTCCCAGGCGTTCGCGGTCGCGTCTGGGACATTGAACCCCACCGTCATCGAGGTACTGCCGCTCTGCCCCACTTGGAACTGGTGCGTGTATGTCGGCACGGCCGGCATGTTGAAGCCGATGGTCTGTATCGTGGCGTTTGCCATGATGAACTGCGGGTTCGACGCGCTCTCGACACGGAACACCGGGTCTCCGCCGACGCCGCTCTCGTTGACTATCAGGCGGTCGTTGACCTTCACGTAATAGCCGCCGGGGGTGTCTGCCTTGAGGATCACGTTGCCGTCGCCAGCCTGGAGGGTCGCATCAGCCCCAACTCCGACCGTTGCGAGAGTGATCGGCCCAGCGTTCGCAAGGCCAGTCCAGCTCGTTGCTGCCTCCAGCCGCAAATAGCCGGGATCGCTTTCCAGGCGCAGCCCCTCGAACGGGGCTGGTCCCGTGTCGAACATGGCCCCCTGTGTGCCGTACTGCACGAACCGCTTGTTGGCGGTGCCATCCGTAAAAATGGTAACGACCGGATCGCAAGAGCCACCGTTGACGTTGAACCGCGTCGGGCAGTCCATGAAGTCCACGGCACCCACGAATGTCGTCGTGCCGCTAGAGAACCCGAGAGGCGAGTTCTTGTGCCAATACTGCGGAAACGGATCCCCGATTGATCGGTTCCCGAGCGCGGTGGGCGCGTCCCCAACCTCAAGAATCTGGTGACCATTCCATACAAACATCAGCCCAGCTCCAAGCGTGCAGGTGTCCGCAATCGGTTGCCGTAGACGGCGGTGCGGATGCCCTCGTGCCGATCGTTCGAGTAGTCCCGAACGTCTTCGAGCATCTCCCTGTAGTAACCGAGCTGCCGCAGCGCACGCCCCAAGCGTGGGCCATCGGCATCCTTGAGTAGCGCCCGGTGGTGTGCGTAGTGCACGAGCGCCTGGTGGTACTCCTCGGGAATGTCAGGCTCTTCGGAGTCCTGGCCGAATGCAACAGGCACGATCGCCTGCATCATGTTGATGGTGCCGGCGACGTTATAGGCCGGGTAGAGCAAGATATGCGTCAGCCCCCAGGAGGCGTACACCCAGGGGCGAGCACGTGTGCGGCGAATCCAGAGCCGGTCCACCGAATCGATCCAGTGCCACGTGGTCGGATCGATCGGCCAGTCGGCTGCCAGATCCTTCACCGCAAGTGGGAACAGCGTGTTCGCAGGCAAGGGGACGAAGTGCTGACCCGCGCCAACGGCAATGTTGACGGTCTCGACCACCACCCCGGTCTTCTCTGCGATGTCCACGTAGGCATCGTCGATGTAGAGGTTCAGTTCAGCGTCCGAGAACCTCCGCAGTGGAGCCGCTTCCTCCCGCAAGGACCAGAGAACGCGGTTCCGGATTTCGCCGCGATTCAATCACATGCACCTCACCATGACTCGGACCTCGGTTTCGAGGTTTTCGAGATACACGTCGTCCATCACGTAGGACTCGCCAGCACCCATCGTCGAGCATTCGATCGTGAAGTCTGCCGTCGAAGCACCCGCCTGACTGGTGAAGTCCACCGAATGCGTCCCCGTCGTCTGCGGCAGGTCTACTGCGACAGATGCGAAGTTGTTGGTGATCTGGAACGATGCCGGAGCGAAGCCACCGCCACCGACCGTGCCGGTGTAGGTGAACCGATACCGGGCGCTATCCGTCGCAACGACGGCGCGCTGGATCTCGGTCTGTCCGAGTGTACCGTCACCCGTTACGGCGTGCGCGAAGGTCGCCACGTTGAGGGCCACCGTGCATTCACCCGTCGTGGTCCAGCTCGCGGGGACCGCGAAGCCTGGATCCGTCAGCTCGTTCGTCGGCCGATTGTGCCGTTCGAGCGTGTGTCCGACCACGAGATGCTGGCGGGCATCGTCGTTTTCAACCGCTGTCAGTGTCATGTGGTCCATTGCGAAGTCACCGGCAAGCGCAACGCCAGCGGCACCGCCGCCCACGTCGATCACGAAGTTGCCGACCGTCGCGGCGGTCGTGAAGACGACTCGGTGCCACCCAAGCGTTGCTGGCAGCACGGTCTCCACAGACGCGAACGTGTTCGGGATCGTCATGGCGTTGGCTGGGTTGAGACCTGCCGTAACCGTTGTGACCTCGTAGTCCAGCGCATAAGTCGTGTTGGGTCTCACGCGCTCACGGAAATTCGCGATTGTCTGCGTGGCCCGCCCTGTCCCCGTAGCGGCGAAGACGTACTCCAGCTCGCCTGCTGGGGTAATCACCATCTCGGCAAGGATGACCCACTTGGTCTGGGTCGTGAATTCCGACTCCGAGAGGACATTGCCGCCGCCAACGAACGGCCTGCACCAGCCCGACTTGTCCGGATCGGGAATGATGGCCGTACCCGAATTGATGACTGCCGTGGGGAAGTAGACCTTCGCCACAGCGGTCCCATACGCAGTGACATTGATCGGAGGAAAGGCATGCGTCGGGAACGTCGATAGCGCACGCCCCGGTTGGTCCTCGTCCAAGATTCCAGCAATGACCGGATCCTGCACCGCCGCGTTCGCCCCAGCCTTGAAGAGCCGGTATCCAGTCAGGTCGAGATCGACCGTGTTGCCTGCACCAATCGCCAGGCGACGGTCAGCGAAACCCGGTGTGCTTGCATTGCAGTAAGCGATCAGCATACCAGCTTCGCCTGCTGCGGTGTCCGCCCACGAACCGTGCAGCGTCACCCGGTCCTTGTCCCCCTCCGCATGTGGATGCGTGTATTGCATTCTCAGTACCCCCGAATCAGCGCCCAGAGGGCACGTCCTGTCGTCATCTTGCCGATAGCGTTCGTTGATTTCCTGCTGCCGCATTTACACTCAGACACGAGCTTGCGCCTGCGATACGTTCGGAGCTGACTGCATCCAGAACAACGCAGGAATACCCATCGGGGCGGCACCTGGCCTGGGCCGACGCACTTGCGCCACACCCACCGTCCGAAATACCAGTCGATTGCAGCCCAAGGCCGCCGCCACGAGGGCGGCGACCCGAGCCACGTCTCTTCGAGTTGAGCGAGCTGCTCTTCTCGATCCATCCGGCCTCCTAGAGAAGACCCTTGATGAAAATGGGACCACGTGCACCGCCGGCGATGTTCTCGAAGGCAAAACCGACTTGCCTCGGTCCATCACCACCAACCGCACCAGCTTGGTCTGTCACCGAACCGTGGACCAATGCCCCGGCTTCGATGGTTGTGCCCGCAGTACACCCAGCCGCATCTGCGAGCGCCGCATCGTGGAACCCGTAGACTTGGATCTCGAACGTGAACCCCGGACGGGTCTGCGCGAGATTGGTTGCCACACCGTTTGCAGCCGGCAACGTCTCGACAAATCCAGCCGCTCGCACCGAGCCAGCCTCGACGGCCTGCACAACCCGCAAGCCCTGCGTGTTAAACGCGGGGAGGTTGCCAGCCGTGAAGTTGCCCGACTCGTCAGCGAGATGCCACAGGACGAGATTGCCCCGAACGTAGGTTCCTAGAGCCGGCACAGCAGCAGCCACGTCGTCCGGCTCCACGTTGATGAAGATTTGCTCCTTCGCGGAGTAATCGTGAGGCTTCTGGTAACGCAATGTACCTCCACCCCCTCACGCCACACAGGCCACAGCATCGACTCCGTGGTGGAGTCCCTGCTTGCGGCGCTGTTTGACTGTTTGCTGCCCACGGAACAGGATCTTGGCCCAGATAGCATCCTGATCGTAGGGCTCGATGAAGTCGGTGCTCTTGAAGAACAGGTTCCGCGAGATCACAAGCTCGATCCAGCGGGTGTTCAGGAAGAACGCACCGGCCTGCGTAGCAGTTTGTGCGAGGGCCACCGTATCGGCTGCGGTGTCGCCGAAGTCGGGCATGTAGTCCGACCAGAACATCATCGCACCCTTGAACTTCATCGCCTCGAACCCGGCGCTGGTGATACCGTCGTCTCCGTAGTTGCCGTACCGCTGGTTCGCAGTGAGCCCAGCCTCGTAGCACTCGAAGTAGTTCTGGTCTGCCAGAATCAGGTCGGGGTGATCTTGGTTGGAGCCACGGGAGCATTCGTTGTAGAGATGGGCCATCTCTCGCCGGAATGCCAATGCCGTGTTCGTACCGACGGCCGAAAGCTGGATGCGGTTGCGCCACCAGTCCTCGGCACCTTCGTCGATGTTGTGAACCGAGTCTCCGGTGGTCCACTCCTTCTTGATTAGCCAGCCGAGCGGGAGTAGATCCTTCCCGCTGTTGCCTGCCACAAAGTTGAATGGAAGACCAGCCGGGGCCGGGTCCACGATTCCCTGGACGAGCTGCTGCTCGACCATTTGCTTCAAGGTCATCTCTGCGATGTCTACCTTGTCGCGCAAGAGTTCCCGCTTTGCAGCGAGACCCTGGTTCTGATCCATCTCTTCGCCCGAGATTCCCACCGTGCAGGCAAGCTGCGCCAAGTCCTCGATCGTGACCGTGATCGAATCCGTGGGGTTGACGCTGAGAATCTCGAACTTCGAGTAGGAACCGGCGTTCGCGTTCTCTGCCCAAATCACGGGCACCTTCACCCGAGCGCCGCCGTTCTGGAATCGAATCCCGCGCCCCGCTCCACGGTCTCGACCACGACCCCTGTTCATCATGTACCAGAGGTACGGGATGCCCAGGAATACGTTATCCGCCAAGTCCGGCGAATGGTCATCGAGAGTCGTGGAGAACAGCGCGGAATAGATCCGCAGTTCCGAAGTCGAAGCCATTCCTCACCTCTCCTATGAAACGCGAGGCCCCGTCAGTAGCGCCTGCCCCTGGCGAGTTCCTCGTTGATCTTGTCCACATTGCGATCGAAGTGGTCTTCGAGCGATTTGCCCTTGCGGACTTCCGGTTCCGTGCGCGAACTGGTGCTCTTGCGAGTCGCCGAAGGCGGATTGGAGTTGCGCTTACCGCGCTTCGTCTTCTCCTCCTTCAGCGTGTTCAGTTCTTGCTCGTTCCGGTAGAGACGCACCACGTTCACGAGGCTCTTGCGGTCGTTGAAGCTGAGACCGTTCTTTTCCACCCAATCGGCGATGGCCTTTTCCTCGCTATCGTCGATTTCGAGCTTCTCTTTCACGGTCTCTACGTCTTGCCGCTGCTGCCATTTCGTGATGTAGTCCTTCAGTCCCTTGACCTCTTTATCGAGTCGCATGTTCTCGGCGATCAGGAGCTTCCCCACTCGGTTCAGCGGCTCGCGGATGCCGTCATAGGCTTCGTCGAGTTCACCGATGTCGAAGTCGATCTCGTTCAGATCGATGTCCTCGTCCTCGGTCTTCTCCGACGATTGCTTCTGTGCACGAAGCTCCGCGTTCTCCGCCTCCAGGCGTGCCAGGCGCATCTGGAGGGTTACTTCCTCCTTCACCTGCTCGCGCACTGCCGTTGTGGACTCCGTATCGGCCTTGGACGCATCCGTTTCATCCGACTCCTCAGAGACGGTGGACTTGTCGTCCTCGGTCTGCTCCCCCGCAACGTTGTCTTCGTCGATGAGCTTCTTCTCGACCAGCGCGAGCTGCTCTTCGAGGCTCATCTCGGAATCATCGTCCTTCAGCTCACTGACGAGCGATGACCGTTTGAAGTCGCTGGGGGTCGAGACCGTATCAGCCTTTTGATCTGCCACGTCGTCTACCACCCTTCACGCCAGGCCCCTGCCTGGCGGTGTCGTTCCCCCGGCCTACTTCATCCGGGAAGGAACATTCTTGATCGGCAACTTGGTGGGCTTGTTTGGCCCACCTGCACCGCTCGGGTACGCCTTGCTCATCACTCACCTCCCGCTACCCATGTGGAAGGTCTTACGCCTTGCCTCACGTGCTTTGATCCGAGAGTTCTCGGTCGGTCCCCTATCGTGTAGGTTCTGCTCACGCATGAGCTGTCGCCTATGTCTTTGTGACCGGACTTCCACCGGCTCGTGGCCGAGGTTCTCGTCTATGTAGGGGAAGATCCCCTTCTCACGACTCCACTCGGCAATACCTTGCTCGCTATAGATCCGCCCTGCGCGCTTGCCGCATGCAGTGCACGTCGGGTACTGCTCTTCGCCGTGCATTTCCGATGCCGGCATCCGCAGCGTGCACTCCCAGGTGACGACCTTATCGGGCGTCTCGCGCCGATCCGGACATTCCGGGTTGTTGCATCGGAAGTCGTAGATCATCCATTGCCCTCCGACGTGCGCGCAGTCCGGCCGTTGCTACGGCCCTCGGCGAATCGGTTGCCTTCCGGACCCTGCCCGGTCTGCTTCGGCCCGCCCTGCGAGCCCGGTCCCGGCCCTTCCTGCTGGCCGACCAGCATGGCCGCAACCTGCTGGAACTCGACCACCATCTGTGGGTCGTTGAACCTGTGGGCGGTGAAGAACCGCTTGCTGAACGTCGGAGCCAGGAACGCCGCAGGCCCGAGGAGGGAGACGATGTTCCCAAGCTCCTGACGTTCGGCGGCGAGGTCATGCGGTTCCAGTTCGGTCAGGTCGATGCGTGTCTTGAAATCGCCCTGGATCTGAAGGCGCGAGAGCCGCCCCTCGAACGCCGTTCCGCGAGGTCCAGTGATGTTCACCTGCATGCGCTCGTCCATGTTGTACTGCATGGAGTCGAGCGTGATCTTGGCGTGCCGTTCCAGGCATCGGGCGACCGTGGCCCGTTTATCATTGTCCCTGGCAGTACCACTGCGTTCGATGATGGCGGCTTGCGTTGCCGTGTCGCTGTCGGCAATGCCCCGCGCCTCCGGGGAGTTCCCCAGGATCTCGCTCATGTCGTCGATGAACCGAGCCATCATGCGATAGATTGCCGGGTCCAATGGCGCGTCTTCGAGTGCTCCAATGTCTGTTCTGTTGCCCTTGCGGAATTCGACTACAACGCCATCGTCGGGATCGGCGAGCTTCGCCTTCTCGCTCTCATCGAGCATCCCGAACCGGGAGATGTATTTGCGCTTGAAGCGCCGGAAGTGGGTGAGCAACCCACTCCACATCTCGTTGTAGCCGAGCGCCAGCGGGCGGGCCGCCTCGATCTCGGTAATCGGCCAATACTCTCCGGGCACCTCATGGATCTTGCAGTCGCTATACGGCGAGGTCTCGATGTACGGTGGAAACGGCATCTTGCCTACAAGTTTGTCGAATCCATCGACGATGTACCGGATCTCGCGCTTCTTCAAATCCCAGATTTGGGTGCCCCAGATCCGCGAGAGGTGTCGATCGTTGGGTGTGAGTGTGAGCGGCTCCGCCGGATTGAAGGCCGCATTACTGCCTTCCAGCCGTGCCCGCGTGTTGCGCGAGAGGCCGTCCCGGTCTACGAAGCGCAGAGCGTTGGTGATCTCCTTCTTGTGCTCGAAGAACTCCACCGCCTCGAACTCTTCGAGGGTCCAGCTCATACGCTCGCCGATCTTCTGGTGCTCCTGAAGGTCGTTCGCGCCCTCCGGATCGATCCGCATGTCCAAAAAGTGCACCCAGTCGGTTCGGAAGTAGTCGGCCGGATTGCGGTTGTCTACGACGAACTTGGTGCGTCCGCGTCGGATGGGTGTACCGTCTGCGCGGAGCTTCGGAGTCCCGCCGACGAACTCGATGCGCTCTTCGCCCGTGAGCGGGTCCACCTCGTAGGCAACCTCGCCGAGCTGCTCGGGCTTGTCCTTCTCGGGGTCGATGCCCAGGTCCGGCACGTAGGTATGCTTCAGGAACCCGACTCCGAAGTGCGCCATCAACAACGTCAGGCGCGCATGCAGGAGGAAGTTGTTCTTTGGTGCCTGGAGCACGTAGTTGAGTGCGTGTTCTGCCGCCTCGCGCTGTTCATCGTCTCCGAGCCCAGACGCTCGACGGGCGTGCAGGTTGAACCACGGGATCTGCCACATGATCTGCGCGTTCTGGCTCGCCAGGACCGCCAGGATGCGGTTGACGACGATGCGCTTTTCGGTGGGATCACCGTAGTCCCAGTCGTCGATCTCCCAGTCCCAGGTGAAACCGGGGTTCTGCTTGCCGACATAGAAGTCGATGTTCCGCTGGAAGGTCTTAAAGTAGTTCTCGGACTGCGCCTCTGCCATCCGCACGAAGGTCTCGTCGAGTCGCACGTCGTTCTGCCGACGCCGCCCTTTCCGCGTGTCCTTCAGACGTGCATTTGCAAGGCCGGCCCTACCCGACCCTGGTGGTATGCTTGCCCTTGTCTTCTTCTTTCGCGCCGCCATGTTTCACCGCCGCCCAGAACTTCTGTTCCTCTTCCTCACACTGGCGTTTGAACTTCCTGGCGCTATCGAGCGTCATGTTGTCCATCGTCGCCGCGAATTTCTCGTAGTGCGGCATGCAGTCGAAGCACAGATCGAGGACCACTGCCGAGGTGTCGCTCAACCGGACCTTCCCGAAGTTGGGTTCCACCAGCTCCTTCAGGTCGCCTCGGTGGTAGCACCCATCGCAGAAGGTTCGCTTCATTTCTGCTCCCGCACGATCCGTGGTCGAATGGGCTTCTCGCAATGAGCGCACATCAACTGCACGGGGATCAGGTCTGCGCGAACGTGTTTCTCGAACAGGCAGCGTCCGCACTTGTAGATCGCAGTCGGCTTGAATCGGCCCTGCTCTTCCGACAGCAGCTTCTCAACCTTCTTGGTCGTCTTGCTTCTCATGCCAGTACGTACTTCCCTCGTTGCTGCTTCTTCTCGATCTGCTCGGCCCACCAGCCCCAGGTTCCTGGCATCGAGACGATTGCGTCAGGCGTCTCGAACCCCCGAGACAGGAGGATGTACTTGTTCGCATCGAAGGCATCGATCCCCTTCTGCACGATGGCTTCGGGGTCGTCCATGTTGGCGATGGCGTGCGCGGTCGTATGCTGCTTCTTCCGCAGATTCCGGTAGCACTTGAGCGTCTCGACGCAGTGGTCGAAGATTTGGAACTTTGGCGAGTCCTTCTTTTGCCAGAGGTATCCGTCGAGCAGAGCAACATAGGCCATGTCTACGCCCGGCTCGTTGCGCCCCTTCTCGATGTAGATGCCCTCGTCCTCGAACATCTCGCCAATGGATTTGAGTCGCTCTTCGTCCTGTCCCTGAGTGCGCCGCCAGATCGATGGATCTCCAACAATGCCCCGTATCCGTTCCCAGTAGGGCTTGGCTTTGATGGCCTTCGCCTGCTGGGGGACCGTGAGGCCCGTCATTACGATTTCGTCGATCTGGACGCATTCGTCGATGGACTTGAATGCGATGGGAGTGAAGGCCATTGGGTTCGCAGTGCCGTAGTCGTAGCCCGCGTAGAGCGGCCACTCCTCGGGCACGTTGAACTTGGGCACGGCGACATGCGCCTGACGTTCGAGCCAATCGGGGTACACCTTGCGACCGCCGAAGATTTGGAAATTGATTTCCATTTCCTGCTGCCACTTGGAGCCCGCTTGCCCGCCTGGATAGCCCTTGACCTGCGACTGGAACCATCGCATTCCCTTCTCGGTGTCTGGGTCTTTGACCTCATCCGCCGAGTAGTGCAACCGCATGACGCGCACGCCATCGCGGGTGGTGTAGTATTCGATGCCTTTCGACACTTCTCCTACTTCTTCTTTGCGCCGCCGGGCTTCGCCTCGGGGGACGCTGTTTCGGGGAAGTCCACGTCCCCAGCTTCTTCGATGGCGATGAGGAACTGCTCCACCGAGGAGATGTTCTGCGCGCATCGGTTGGCGTCGAACACGGTCATCCCTCCCCCAAGACCTGCCGAATTCGACTTCAGCAGCTCGTAGGAGAGCATTTGCCACATCTGAGCCACTGCCACGGCGTCCGTGTTCAGCGGCTTGCCGTCCACGCTGATGAGTTCCGGGGGAACCTGCGTGGTCATAAACGTCATCGGATGGACGGCAGGGAGATCCGGCATCGGCCTGCCTGCAAGGCCAGCCAGCCGGTCTCGTGCGTTCTGGATGTAGGCGCGTTGACGCCCCATCGCGTGTTGGTCGAGGCCCATCGTTGTGCCTGCCGACTGTTCACGGGCGGTTGTGACACACACCTCGTAGCTGAAGTCGGCGAGGCTGCCGAGTTCGGTGTTCTTGTACTCGAAGTCACCGAACAGATCCTCGAACGCCATTGGTTACCACCTCTCGTTGCAAGTTGCTAACGAGTGACGGATCCGCTCGTCACGTACTTCCACGGCAGCCGCCGTAGAGCTTTCTGCACCTGATGCAGAAATACGTTGATGGCCGTATTCACGAGGGCCACCTTGAAGGGCTCGAACACCGACAACAATCCGGCGACGGCGTAGCCAATCGGTTTGATGGCAGCGTCGGAGCTGCCCGGTAGGTATCCCGCGCCATCCAAGAGCGCGCCGATGTACTGCCAAACGAGGATGACGAATGGGATCGCCTGGTTGTTGATCCACTTCACTCGCTTGGCGATGATGCCGATGAGGGCACCAATCGTGATGAGAATTGCCATTGTTTCGGGGGTCACGTTGATCCTCCTATTCCTGATACAGTCCGATGCCCCACACTTTGCCGAGGATCCGAAGCGGCGTTGTGATCGCTCCCGCCCACTGGGGATCCCACATAAGGCTGACCATTATTTCGTCGTATGCCATGACGCTCGGCAGCCCTTCCCAGGCCCCGAACATCGTGTTCCCCGAGACGCTCGGGTAACCGAGCCAAATCATCGAAGAGATAACATCGAGCGGGTTGACGTTCGCCACCGCACCCGAGCGCCAGCCCCAACTTGCCCACTGGTCACGTCCGTTCCGGGGAGCGCCAGCCAGGTTGCCGTCTGCGTCTGCTCGTATTCCCGCGAGAGAGACCTCGGCTGGCGTTTGCCAACAAATCTGGTGTTGGGCGTAGAGGGCATTCAAATGCTGGGCGGCGGGTGCGGCGTTCCAGGGGCTATTCAGCAGCGCGTTACCTTCGTGCATGCTTCCCACTGGGACCGGAACCGCCACGGTCGTTACCGGCGGAGTTGCAGTCCAATTCACTGCAACAGTGCCCTGCACGGGGCGCGTTACCGAATAGAGCCCGAACTTCTCGTAATTCTGCACGTTGATGCGGTCGAGGTATGTGGGGTTGTAGTAGTTGGCCGCACTCGTTGTATCCACCACGTCGTTTGGTGGATCATCCACGTCGAGCGGGATGTTGTGCAGATTCCCGCTCGTGCCGAGCGTAATGTCGTTGGTCCCATCGCTGGACCACAGCAGGAATTGCTCTTTTCGCCAGCCCATCACTGACCTCGCTCTTGGTAGTACCCGATGCCGTAGACCCTGCCGAGAATGCGAAGCGGCGTTGAGATGACTCCTCCCCACTGCGGCACCCACATGAGGCTCACCATGAGTTCGTCGTATGCCATGACGCTCGGCAGCCCTTCCCATGCTCCAGTCCACGGGCTTCCGGCTGCCGCCATAGACGGATAGCCGAGGAAGATCATCGAAGAGGCAATATCGAGCGGATTGACGGACAGTCCCGCCTGACGCCAACCCCAGTACGTCCATTGCCCAGTAACGCTTCCGTCTGCATTGCCCCGCGTGCCAGTCAGTGATGCTGTGGGGGCGTGGAATGTGATGCGGTGCTCGTTGTAAACGGCTGATGCGTGCTGGGCTGCGGGCGCGATGTCCCAGGGGCTATTCAGCAGCGCGTTGCCCTCGTGGGCGCTGCCGACCGGCACCGGGACCGAAACGACTGTCGCGGCCGGGTTGGCGGAGAACCCAACAGAGTCAGTGCCCTGCACGGGGCGCGTTACCGAGTAGAGCGCGAATTTCTCGTAGTGCGTCACGTCGATCCGGTCGAGTGACGCGGGGTTGTAGTAGTTCAGGCTCCCGATGTCCGCCACGTCGTTTGGGGGATTGTCTTTGTCGAGCGGGACGTTGTGGCACTGGTTCGTAGTGCCGAGTGTGATGTCGTTGGTGCCGTCACTCGACCAGAGCAAGAACTGGTCTTTTCTCCAGCCCATCAGGCCGCCTCCTTATCGTCCTCTTCCACGAGGGTTGCGTAGTAGCTACCGGCTGCGGCGGTCGTGATGAGAATGATGCGGCCACCGGAGTCGGGGTCATCCGGGTAGCCCTTCGCCATCGGAAGAGCTGCTTTGTATGCGTCCTCGAACTCGGGTTGGAAGGCAGCCTCGTCGCAGATCACCAGCGAGGCGGTGTAGGAACGGAACATATCGGCACCCTGCGGGATCCCAGCGATCACCGATCCGTTGGGATACCACAGCTCACCTCGGGTCGGGGTCAGCTCGGTAGCGCGCATGAACAGCGGCATCGCCCTCTCGATGAACGCGCAACGGGCATGCAGCCACGAGTTGCGGTACACGAGGTTCCATGCGTCTTCTGCCTTCTTGGATTGGATCATCACCCGCGATTGCGGGTGGAAGCGGGCTTCCCAGGTTGCATACGCGCAGCAGAGCCAGGTCAACATCAACTGCCGCGACTTGGAAATCGCGGCTACGTCTCCTGATTCTTTGCCGTGGATGTGTTGGAGTGCTGCTCGGAGGTACTTCTTGTCGGTAGGGAAGGGTTTTCGGGGGAACTTGCGGGATCGCTCATCGAATGTCCGAACGAAACCGCCGAAGATGTAGTATTCGGGATCCTTCGTGCACTTCTCGATGACCTTCTGGACCTTCGAGGTCGCACAACGGCGATTCATCCCGAGTTGCCGGAGCAGCTCGCGATCGAACGCTTCGAGATCCTTGAGCTGGGCTTGCGACCGCAGGACGCGCTCGCTCGTCAACCGCTCGGGCATTCCACACCACCCCACCACACTTCACAACCCATGAAGAGCGTGGGCGATATGGCGCAGAAATGTCAAGTTGCCCGAAAACAGAACGGCTCCGGGTGTGTGAGCCGGAGCCGTCCCAAGGGGAACCAACGCACGTGGTACGAAGGTGTTTCAACGGGGGAACTGTACCAGTCAGAGCCGGTTACTTCAACCCCCAACGTGCTCGATAACCACGGTTGTCGTAGTGGATGTGGCTGCGGTAGTACCCGAGACCGCCCTCACCCATGCGCGTGGGTCTGCCGATGCCGTAGCGCATCGTGGGCTCGCTCATCAGCTCGTCGGCAACCTTGTAAACCCGCTTCATGGATACACCTGGCACCTTGAAGTCCACCGCCATGATGCGCTTCGAGATCCATTTGGTGAGATGTCTGGAGTTTCGTGCTGAATCGGGGATGTAGCGGACGAGCCAGGTGGGCCGGAGACAGTCGGTGATGATGATAGGCTTGCGGAGCTTCTCGCGGAGCACCTCCAGACTATTCGCCAGTGCCGTCGCCGCGTCTACATCCTGACACACAACCGGGAACCGATCGTGCTTACAGACCCGCTTGGGCCAATACACCCGAAAGTCGCTCAACCAGAAGTGATCCGAGACTTTCACGTCTGGGACATCCTGGCCGTCGATCCTCACTACCCGTGTCTCCATCGCCACAACCCCTCCCGAGTGTGTCATTCTGTGCACGCCGAGGGGGATGCGCCCTCGTACCGCAGGCTCTCACGGCGGATCTGTGCGTGGAGCCGTTGGCCGGTCGGGCGCACCCGCCTCAGTCCTCTTCAACCTCCACGTCGTCGCCTTGCTGCCCCGCGAGGAGCAGGGCCACCTCCAGGCGTTCGGTCGCGTTCCGGTGGAACCCCAGCGAGATGGACTGCGCGACAACCTGCACCGCCTTGCGGAACTTGTCGCCGTCCTTCCACCGGGACGTGGTAAGCACCCCATCGAGCTGGATCATCATGCCCTTGCGGAGATGCCGTCCGCAGTGTTCGGCGAGCGGCCCGTAGACCACGACCTTGTGCCAGTCGGCCTTCTTCGGGTCGTATGGTGATCGCACCCGCAGGTCGAGGATTGCCATTGCGCGTCTTCGTCCCTGTGCAGGGAACATCCTCGGGTCACTATCCAGAAATCCCGACAGCCGCACGCTGTTCATGCCCCACCCCGCAACCGCCCTGTGGTACAGTGGGTGTAGACCATTTTTCGTTCGGTGGCAAGGGGGAACCGATGGAAGACGGCAAGATTGCAACTCGCTATATGGGCCTGTGCCACTACTGCGGGCTCGGGATCACGGTGCAGGAGATGTATCACAACGTCGGGCACGACAAGGTACACCAGAAGTGTTTGGAGGAACGCTTTGAGCGACGACAGGGTAACGCCGATTATCGAGGATCTGGCAAGCGTAACGACCCAGATCCAACTTCGTGACCGACTCATTCGGTTGCTCGCGCACACGTCGCAGTGGATGCTAATGGACGGCTACGGGCACCGCGCAGTGATCCAAGACCATGACGTGACGAATATCGATCGGCTCCTACTGGATGCCGAGCAGGTTGGCTGGGACGGGAGGGATGAGGAGTGGTGGAAGACACACGAGTCATTGCGGTGGACGAGTATAGCGTCCGAGAAGTCCGAATCTCCGAAGAGGACTATCACCGGCGGTTCTTGATCGCGGAAGGCAAGCTCGCCGGAGCGGTGGATACGGCGAAGCTCCACAGGTGGCTGCGTGAGCAGGGGATCAACCCGCACCAGGGCTACGGCACTGGCCGCGAGCACTCAAGCGAACACATCATCTTCTTCCAGACCTATTGGAAACGCGAGGTGCCCGATGGAATATAGGCATTACGATCGACTGCTCTTCGCATACGGGTGGGAGGAGAGGATCAACGATCAGATCATGCAGCTCAACGCCGAGGGCTTCGAGCTGATTTCGGCCGACGTGAACTCGCTCGGCAATGTCCTCGTACACATGAGTCGGAGCGAGGCAATGCCCGAGGCAAAGGAGCCCGATGTTGAAGGATAAGAGGGAGGGGATCATCGACTTCCCCGAAAAGGACGCGGAAGCGGAGTTGAAGAAGGCCAAGAAGTATGCAGCGGGGCTTTTGGTGGACGCAGAGCACTTCGCGCTCGTCACCAAAGGCCCTGACGATGAGGTCGTGTCCTACATCTTCGCCAAGGGGGGCAGGGTGGTGGTCGAGATGCACGAGCACATAACCAACGCCTGCATGGAGATGGTCCAGCATCACATCAAAGAGCCGGGGTCGGTGCCGAACCACTCCCAGGAGCCGAATTGAGGTGCCATGTTACGTTCCCCTAGAGAGTGGGTTCGCTACAGGAACGAGGGGCAGTCCTTTGCTCGCTATCACTGCCTCGATCCGTCGTACCCCAGTCGCCAGCTTTGCCACCACCGCCACTGGGGGAATCTCCGTCCGGAGCGATGGACAGAGCCCGGCGATCCACCAGTTGACCAGTGCTGCGCTACATGCCTGAAGATGCTCGGGGAGTTCGTATCCCCAGCAAAGAAGGCGAGGATTCTCCGCGATCTTCAGTTTGTGTGTAGCCACCCGGAGCGGACCCGTAGGTGGGTGTATTGGACGGAGATGCTCTTCGAGGGTAGCCCCCACAAGGCTGCCTTCCGATACAAGCGGGTGCCCTGATGATCCGCTGCACGCCCGAGTATTTCGTCGGCGTGATCCTGGGCTTGGTGCTGGGGTTCATCATCGGCTCGTTCCTGGCGTGGGGCTACTACATGCGGGCGCGCAATCTGATGCGGATAGCCCAGCGAATGAGGGAGGAGATCGATGAGCGAGGAGACGAGGAATCTGGCTGCTGATGCACGTGAACGGCTTACTGCGACGGAGCCCAGTGATGCTATGGCGCTGGGACCGGAGGTGACGCCACCCGGCAAAGAGGCTCCCGCTACTCGAAGGGGCTCCGCTTCGGAGCCCCGGTTGAAGCTCGTGACCGACTGCGACGAACGGGGCTGGCTCAAGTACAGCTTCACGGTACACGCGAAGCACATGGCATCTACGGTCCCCTCGGGTGGGCGCAACGGCATCGAGGCGGTGCTATTGGCACTGATGAAAGTCAACGACAAGGACATCAAGGATGGCTGATGGATTGGACCGCGCAGTACAGCGGGTCATACGCGGCGACATCTTTTTCACCGAAGAGGGCTTTACGGTTGGGCGGTTCAAGCCGTGTCCCGTGTGCGGCATGCTTATGTTCTCCTCCGGAGCCGAGCACATTTGCAACGAGCCGCCCAACTACACCGGGATTGGCGTCATCAAGGACAGCGAGAAGAAGAGCAACTTCTCGCTACTGGAGCAGACGCTACGTGCGTGGATGCGGGTCATGGACAAGGCGTACAAGCGCGACATCGAGCGCAAGATATTCGGCAACCAGTGTCCGCAGTGCGGCAAGGCGACCAGTGAGCTGTGTCCTGGGTGCGGGCGCTGCGCGGGGTGCTGCGGATGATGAGCGTCCGGCCTGATGCGCTGTGGCATGAAATCTACGAGGGTCGCCTTTACGTCCCTTGGTGGAAAACGATTCTGCCAAGGCTGTTCGGATTCAAGGTGGTGCATTTCTCTGGCGATTACATGGTGACGGTATACTCGTGGCGCGGGAAGCTGTACTGCATGAAGGTGGAGAAGGTGCTATGAAGAGACGTGACTTCCTAAAGCTCCTCGGAATCAGTGGTGGCGCAGCAGTCGCGGCGACCATCCCAGCATCAAAGGCCGAAGGTGACGCACCGCCGGACCCGAGAATGCGGTTCATGCTGACTGGCGGGGTGGCGTGCGTGAACTTCAACGACTGCATCATTGGGCGACCGCTGGACGAGACTACGTGGTACGAGACGCGGGCGCAGGCGGAGATGGGTTGGCTGGCGACGGTTCGATCGGAGAGCTGGACCACGAAGCCGAAGCTGTACGAGTGGCGCAATGCGCGCTGGGAAGACTTGGAGATGGGAAAATGACCGACAAGAACTACACCGACATCACGCTCGTGAACACCTATCTCGAAGAGGAGCGCGAGGAAGCGGCCAAATGAGACGCATCCTCTTCACCGGCAGCCGCAAGCAACGGATGCCTGACCGTGAGAAGGCGATCGTCTATGGGGTGCTGACGACGCTCGGGACCGACTGGATCGCCATTACCGGCGGAGCCACGGGAGTCGATGACTGTGTGTACTCGTGGTGCCACGGGCACGGCATCCACGTGGCGGTGGTGAAGGCGTTGTGGTGGAAGCACGGCCGGGCTGCGGGTCCACGTCGCAACGCCGTCATGTTGGACCTTCGCCCAGACGAGGTGATTGCGTTCCCGAGGAAGGACTCGAAGGGGACGCTCGACATGATCCGCAAGGCCAAGGCGAAGGGTGTGCCCGTGCGGGTCTATCCACTGGACCAGACAACGATTCCTGACGCCGAGGGGCCGAACGCCTGCTCGGGAACCGAACACCACGACCCCAACTGCGGGGGCACATGCGGGGTGCTGGAATGACTGGAGACGCCATGAAACATATCCCCAACTGCGTCCACTGCGGCCAGCAGCTCGGCGCAAACGCGAACGCGCAGGAGGTCCACGAGTCCTTCTGGCGTCACAAGAACCCACGCGACTGCATCGACTTCTTCCGCCAGCGGCTCAACATGCTGGAGAACTTTGAGGAGGAGGACGACTGCTGGGGTTCGAGGATGACAGAGCGGGTAGATGGCATCGAGAACCGCCTGTCGATACTCGAAACCATGTTCGGCGCTCACCACGTCCACCCCCCGGCTCCACCGGCTCCAGTGGACCCACGAGATCGAGGGAGTGAGTGATGGGGTACTTCTCCAACGCCTGCGAGGGATCCGAGTACGAGGAGCGGTGGTGCCGGAGGTGCAAGCACGGAGAGACCTACGAAGGCCAGAGTTGCCCGGTGCTACAGCTCCACTTCGTCTGGAACTACGCGCAGTTCGACCGCCGGGGCCTGGAAGCTCGCCCAGGAACCAAGGCGGCGCAGATCCGCGAGGGACTGTCCATCTTCATCCCGCGCAGCGACGATGGACTCGACAATGAGCAGTGCAAGATGTTCCTACCCACGGATGAGGGGTGATACGAATGAACGAAGGAAACGAACCCCTCCACTGGGGCGACCAAGAGGTGCCGAACTGCACCAACTGCCAGGGACCGATCGATCTCACGGATCCGGACTGCTCTCGCAGCGTCCGTACACCCGTGGGGACCATGTTCTACCATGCACGTCTGGAATACTGTATCGGCGCGCTCCGGGACGAGACGAAGCTCCTACGTGCTCAACTGAAGAACACGGTTGAGAAGGTGGCCGAGCTTGCGCGAAAGGCGGATCGACAACCATGAGTGACTTCTCTGGACTGATTGGCAAGAACCTGTGGGTTGCCTCCATCAACAAAACCACGCTGAATGCCGGCAAGCCGTACCTGCGTGGAACAGTCGGCGGAGCCTACGTGGAGAAGGTTCCAGATCCAGACTTCGAGGGTGACAGGGGCGTCTGGCTCGTCACCATCGACTGTGATGGCGCGGTCGAGGAGTTCTCTCTCTCTGGCCTGTTGTACACGCACGAGGTATGGCTGCTCGATACGACCGAGGCACCTGTCGTCAAGCAGGGCACATGAGTGAGCCCATGACACTGAAGCAATGGCTCGTAGTCGGTCCGATCATCTTCTTCGGCAGCGCCGTAGTCGGCTTCATCGTCGCCTTCGTCGCCGGGCGGATCCGCCGATGAAACGAACCATCGACCTCACCCGAGCTGCCACCCAAGGCAACCCGAAGGTCACAGGCTATGCCGTCAAATTGGGGAAATGCACCCACTGCCGCCATCGACTCGAAGCGCATGATGGCCTCGGATGCACCTTCGACAAGTGCCACTGCATGGCCTACATAGACCGATCGCCCGAAGCAGCAGCCTCCGCCAGAATCCGTATCCTTCGAGCTGCCAAGATGTTAGGTCAAAAGAGGTGACCTAGATCGCCACCATCCGTTCCGCTACATCAGGCGTAGCGCCCGCTACATCAGGCGTAGCACTGCTACATTTCCCGTAGCAACTTGTCTCCTTTTTGTAACTTCTCGCCCCGCGTGCCTCCCAAAGACACCACGAATCCGCCTAACTCACTCTCCCATAAGCACGTACCTGCCCTTGACAGAGTGTGCTACCCTTTTCTCCTATACTCCCCTCCGGAAGCAACCCACGAAGCTCCTCCGATCTCTTAATCAGAGGCTCCGTTGCTTCCAACACCAACCGCACCATTTCTGCTCCACT